ATCATCTGCTTCGTTAGAACCAACCATTCCAGCTGTTCCTTTAGCAAATTCTGAACCATAAATAAAACAATCAATAGAACCTGAAGTAAATGCAGGCATACCTGCTGCTTCATAAAATCCTACACTGAATGTTCTTGCTGCCGCACCTGTTCCAGATGGAGCTGCTGTAATAATTCCTTTAGCTGATAATGTTGAGCCAGGAACAGAAGAACTTAACATTACTGTTTGTCCTGCTCTTAAAGCTGCAAGATTTGGAGAGGCTAATGCTGGATCAAAGTCTGCTGCTGGAATTACAAAAATCGCTGTATCCGATGCTGCTGCTGATGCAGTTGTTAAACCTCTGTATTTATTGTGTAACCTTCCTTGTTCTGCCCATTTAATAAGGTCAGAGTTAGAAGGCATTTCAGCGCCTACCATTCTTAAGAATGAAGCTACTGTTCTATTTCCATATCTTTCGAATTCTTTTTCGTAAGTGTCAGGAAGATATTGCTGTAACCAAGTAAAGTCTGCCGAAGACAGATAATTAGTTGATACAGGCACTTGTTGTGAACTAGGTTGTAAATCGAACCCAGGTACCGCTTGTACTGCCATAATAATTTAAATTTTAATTTGTTAAACTTTTTTAATACTTCTAATTTTAAGTCCTCTTCCACTATCGGTATCTCCTACAGCCCTTATCCTCATTCCGTCTTTTGTGACAGTCTGTTGTGCAGCGTTTCTGATATCCATGTTTATGTTTTTAGATTTTCTAGAAACACTATCCACAGTAGCAGACACACCTTGGTCGTAAAAAAATTGAGCAAATTTTTCAGGGTTCATAGCAACAGCTAAAGAACGATGATAACCTTTAGGATCTGCAATCAAGCCAGTTTTTGTGTCCATATACTTATTAACAAAATTGTTAAAATCGGACTGCAAATTTTTTAACTCTTCTCCAGTTCCAGGTTTAAAAGTTATATTACTATCTCCTACATTAAACTCAAAACCTTTGAATTCATGATTAAAAACCTCATTGGTTTTTTCAAGAAAGTAATTATACTTCTTTTTATTTTGCTCCTCAATAGATTTAGATTCCCTAAGATAACTTTCATAAGCATTTAAATTTTCTTGTTGATCGTTAGATAATTGATCCCCACTTGACTCAAGAGGTACTTTGTATTTATCTTTCTGCTCATTCAAAAACTTTTTCGCTTTCGCAAGTTCTCGTTTTTTCGCTAGTTTTTTCTTCTTAATATCTCTTGGTTCATCTAGCTCTTCATCGTAACTAAATTTATCCTCCATGATATCTTGAATATCTATAGCATCTAAACCTTCTTCAGTGATACTATAGTAACTAGCAAGTACAGAGTCATCTTCCATGGAATCATAATCTTTCTGTAAATTATAGAAATCTTGGATTCCACGTCCAGTGTCTTGTTTGTACTTTAAATACGCAGATACATCTTCAGGTAAATCCAAGTTTGCTTCTTTTTCCTCAAACAATTCTTCAACTGAATTTATATCTTTGTTGTATCTATCTCTAATATAAGAAAGAACGTCTTCATCATTTAACTCTGATGAGGGAGTTTCATCACTTAACTCTGATGAGGGAGTTTCTTCTTTAGTTTCACTCTCTGTATCATTATTTTCTACAGGAATTTCTACTTTTTCTGTTTCGTTTTGTTCTGTAGAAGTGTTGTCTTCAAATTTTTCTTCATGTTTCTGTAACAACTCTTCTTCTATTTCTGCTTTGGACTTTTCTTCTTTATGTCCTAAATCTCTTACTTTTAATTCCATAATATTAGATTTGATTAAATTTTAAACAAAGTTAAATAAAAAATAAATACCATTTTTAGCCTATCTAGGTTCAAATTCAGCTAAATCAAATCCATCAAGACTATCCTCGTTAGATTCAAAGTTAATTGCTGGTAAATCTCTTTTCTTTTGTTCAATCATTTTAGAGGTTTGTGTAGATTGTTGACTGATACGTGCGTCTTTAGCTTTTTCTCTTTCATTCTCTCTTTTTTGTAAACCAGCTTGTTCCATTCCTTTTAATTGCATTTGAAACTGAAACTCAGTGTTCATTAACTGTTCTTTTAGTGCTGCTTCATTCTTGAGTTTTTCTATTTCAAAACTAATCTCTGCTTGTTTTACTTGCATCTTAGATTGAGTTTCCATTTGAATTTTTTGAGCCTCTAATTGAGCTTTTGCCTGTTCAGATTGCATTTGCATTTGTGCTGCCATCTGTTGTTCTTGCATTTTTTGTTGTTGCTCTTGTTCTTGTTTTTGTTTTCTTTTTAGTTTTAACAATTGATTAGCCATTTTAAGATTATTAATCTCTCTTATATCAATGGCATCTTCTAAACTAATATCTTTTTGTGATAAAGCCATTTGAATATTTTGTTCTAGCATAGCTTTTTCTTCTTCATCTGGAGACATTTCTATAAATATTCCGAAATCATATATATATAAATCTTTAATTTCTTCTAAAATTCCAGAATTATATTTCCCTATTTGCATTACAAATTCATCTTTGAAATCTGCAAACTCTAAAATATCAGCGGTACGAATTGATAAACATTCTGCTAATGTTCTAGTTATAAATAAACTACCATCTAATATATGTCTCGTTGCGGTATTGCTATTTAAAGCTGCTAATTTTTGAACACCAACTAAAGAATTAGGATCAGGTGTTGTGCCATCTCTAGCTTCATTTAATCCTGTTACAGCTCTAATCATATCTAAATAATGATTGTAGTTTGCAATAAGCATTTGCATTTTACTAGAACCACTGTTTGCAGTTAATTGTTGTATAGGTACTTTAGCGTTATTAAACTCACCATCTTGTGTATAACTTCTTCCAATAACACTACCTGTTTGGAAATATAATCTTAAAGCATCTTCTGGATTATAAGCATTGCCTGTACCCAAATCTACTTCATTTAATCCATCAGCATCTATAAACACACCGTCAGGTACAATTCTAGAAACTACTTGTTGTATCTTTAAGTGAGTCATTTGTATTAAATCTGCAAAAGGAATCATTCTTCTTACTAATGATTCCAATTGTCCTTTATACATTCTTGGTGCACAAGCTACATAATTAGACATAGCAAACTGATTAGCAGATTTAGGACGTACCATGTTTTCAGCTAACTTCCATTCTAAAACAATATTAGTACCCATAACCATTACTCCAGTATACCACACATCAATTCTTTTTTCGACCTTTTCAAAATTTCCCTCTTTCATCATCTCTTCAGGTGGATTGAAATTGTCATCTTTAGCTACAGTTTTATATGTTCCATCTGCAAGTTTTTTTCTTTTATAAACAAAAGAATGAGTGGTTTTATAATTAAAATATAAAAGTGTAGCTGTGTCTCTATAAAACATACTATTCTCATAAAATTGAGAAGTGTTAAAATAATTATACCACGATTGACTGTATTTAGCTATTTCGTTTAAATCCGCATCAGTTAATGAAGGATCAATCTTTATAAGTTCCGTCATAGGAACTGTTTTAATTTCTCCCCAATAAAAACAATCTTTAAAATATGGATCTTCTGTATAACTGTATACAACATTTGCAGGATCAACATAATCTATTTTCACACCTTGTCCTGGTAAAAACTCATGTTTTGTTATACCTATACCTAATGTTGTTAAATCATAGTCAACTCTATTTCTTATATCATTATAATGATTTTCGGCAAATAAAGTATTAATTGCTACTTCTTCAGCAATTTCCACCGCAGGCTTATACTTCATATTCATGTAAAGCTCCATTTCCTCATCTGATTCTGGCAATTCATCTGGATTAGATTGAAATACATTTATACCAAATTGTTCTTCGATTTGATTAAACAAAGGTTTTGCTATAACCTCACCTTCAATTTGTTTTTGAAATGCATTTCTTTTTTCAGCCGACATAGCATCTTCCGCATAGGCTTTAACTTTAAATAATCTGTCTGACATACCATTAACTACAATGTCTACAAACTTTGGTATAATAGGTACTGGAGTCCAATCTAAATTTAAATAAGATAAATCTCCATCTACTGCTAGTTCGTTTTTGTATTTAGCAATGGACTGTTCGCCTCGCGCGTACAGGCGCAGACGCATGAACTCACCCCATTGATCGTAAAATCTACAAGAACCATTGTCTCTTCTAAACCATTCATATTGTATTGCTTGACCTATTTGCAAACCATACTCAACTGTATCTTTTGTAGAATCTGAAACGAATTGATCAGGAAATGCAGCAGCTTGTATATTAATTGTAACGTCTTTCATCTTTTAAGTAATTGACTAACTGTACTCTTGTTATTATATCTTGCAAAGTTAATGCTTATTTTTGATTGTTTTTGAATTGGTGTGTAGAGGTGTTTTTGATTAGACATAATAGCTAAACCCGAACTTATAGCTGCATCAAACTTAGTTCTGTTGTTTATATCAAACTTAGCCCAATCTTCTAATGTTCTTTGAAAATACATTGTACCCATTTCATCTTTATCTCTATACGTGCCATCTAAATCTAATCCTACATGTTTTTCTATGTAAGACTCAATTGCAGATGCATGTGATTGTTTTACATCTTCAGAAGTGTTAGGAATTCCTCCTAGCTCTCTTTCAGTTTTAGACAATTTATTGTATTTTTTATCTGGTCTATTTAAACAAAACCCTCTGTATCCTCGATTTTTAAAATGATATAATAAACGTGGTTTATTATTTTCACATAAAATAGGCATACCATAAAAAACACACGCCATTAAAACTTCTTCAAAAAATATTTCAGCTGTTTGAGGTCGAGCTATATATTCAAGAAAAAACTCATTACTAGGGGCATCATCCATATTAAATTTTGTTAACCCATGTAATGATCCATTAGAACCTTTCCCAACAACTACTCCAGATATATCATAAGAGTCACACCCAAAAGAACCTAAGTGTTCATTACCAGGTCTTTTTTGCCCTCCTCTTTCAATAACATTGTTCTGAAGTGAAGCCTTTGGGATGTAAGTTACAAAAAATCTTCCTCTTTTATTTGGGCTCCATATAACTTTAGAATCTTTTATACCATCCTTCCAATGAAATCCACCTTGTGTAACATGATGTTGCATAATAAGTGAATCATTATAATCTATTTGTTGATATATTTTAGTGAGGTTAAATAAAGACTGTTTGCTCTCATCTCTAAATGCATGAGACTCTGATCGTGGAAATTGTCTATAAAATTCATTTAATGCATCTGGATCATTTTTTAATGATTCTACTTCATTCTCCCAATAATTAATTGCACCTTGATATATGAGCTCTCCATCAATTCCTTGCACTGGATCTGTAGGGGTTTTAAAAACTGGCATACCATACCTATCAATAAATCCTTCCATGTTCCATTCCATGGGAATAAATAAATTATATAAACCGCTTTTAGTTTGACCATTAGAGTTCCTATTAGTACAATCAGAATCTTCAAAAAGAGATTTAAAATTAGCACCTCCTTTGTCTAGTGCATTTGAAGTAGAGCCCATCATACATTTACCTATAACCTTACTACCTAACCTTAAACATGTTTTTGTTACTCTCCAGTTATTAAGAATGTTTTCAGGTCTTTCCCATTTACCACTTTCATCATGTAAAAGTAACTGTAACTTTTCACCATCATAACTATTATCAGATGTATTTTTCCAGTCAATTGTGGTGTCTAAACCCTCTAACTCATCTTCATCAATAACATACATATTTTTTTTTGTAATTTTTGACGCAGGAACTCTATAAGCTAATTCAGTCTTTGGTTTATCCATACCATCTTGTATAGGCTTAAAAAAGAAAGGGTAGTTATTTGAAATAGGAACTATCTTGTCTGTAAACATTTTTTTTGCATCTGCTCCAGTTTTTGACAGTATGCCTATTCGTGAATCTTTAGTAATAGTAGCTGTATTAACACCTTCACAAGAGCTCATAAACGAAAACCCTGAACGTCTTATTTTTAAATAACACATACCAAAACTTCTTTTATCAGCTTTAGATGCTTCCCAAAATATATAAAACAATCTATTGGCCTCTCTAAAATCAGGATGACCAACATCTATTTTAGTCCATTGTAAATACATGTAATGAGTACCAGTAATATAAGTTGGTATTCCATTATTCATAAACCAAAAACCTTCTTCTCTTCTATCAAACTCTTGTTCTATATATTCTACCCACTTGTTTTTAAATTGTGGTGGTGTATCATGCCATTGAAATATAGATTGTATTTTTTTTAATTCTTTAGGTAATTCATGAGCTTCCCAGTACTGTTCACTCTTTTTTTTGTCTCGCGCGTGCACATGTGCGGGAGGTTTAGGTAATGCTATATTAAGACCATTTATATTTATTATTTGCCCTATTTGTCCAGTTTTAGAAATAACTACAAAATCATATTTTACATTGTAACCATACAACCAAGTTCGTGCTCTATTTTTAGTTACCATAACATTGTTAGGAACTATTTTGTAGAGGTTGGTGTATAAACTATTTTGATCTTGATTCTGCAAATCCTTTAGGTCTATTATTTTTTACTATATCATTTCCTTCTAATAACTGTTTTTCTTCTTCAATTCTTTTTAATATTTCAAATGCATCAAAGATAGCAAGTTTTTTTGTAGCTGCTGCATTTTTCAATCTATCAGCCGCCAATTCATCTTCGTTGTCATATTTAATAATATCCTCTTTTGCTACTTTAATTAATTGTGTAACAGCTTTTTCTCCTGCTTTAATTATTTCTTCTTTAATTTTTTTACTATCCATTATAAGCTAATTGTAATGTTGTTTGTAAACATACGATATAATTTTTCATTATCTACATAAAACTCATACTCACTGTCTGGAGTAAAACATATTTTATCTCCTTCTTTTACACCTAATTCTTCTAACTGTTTATTATTATATTTTATTACACCATGTAAAGGTTCTTCTTTAACATTAATTCCTTGAATGTAATAATCTTTTTTTGGAATCGGCTTCACAAAACAATATTTGTCATGACCATACCATTTACCATTTTTATTATATAAAAAAAACTGATCATTATCAAGAAAAAATAAATCATCTTTAAAAAAACTTTTGCCACTTTTTTCTCTTCCCTTCATGTCAAAATAAAATTTAAAAACATTATGATGAACTAGTAATATATCTCCTACACTTATATCACCATTATAATTTATAGGCAAAGACACAACTACAGCTTGTCGATTGGAAACAGTATGATCTTCTTTAGATACACTAGTTATAAAATCTACACCTCCTATATCTTTAATATTATCATATCTTCTACCTTTAAAAGGTCGAACAATAAAATAAAAAGGTGACTGCATTAAAAATTTAAATTATATTCTACAGAAACAGGCATTGTGCTTTTAAATTCTTTCCACATAATTAACTCTTGATTTCTTTCTATCCATATTTTAAAAGAATTTGAAGTAGAGTCGTGTTGAATTAAATGTATATGATATTTTCCGTTCAAAACCTCTTGACCAACAATATAATGCATAGCCCCAGACTTGTAGTCTGCTCCTATAGAGATTTTTCGAATGTCCATTGAGTTAAAATGTTGA